AAATAAATGAATAACAAATAGTATAGGTGTAGTATATACAAAGGAAAATGCACCTATTACATTTCCTAGGGTGGTGCGTAAGTATACAAACAGGGACACCCACGAAACCAATGACAACCGTAATCTTCAGCAGCTGCCATATATTGATCGAAACAAGCTGTCCTTGTACCAGTAGTAGACATAAATGCCTCCATGTCCAATATGACCGCACTAGATTCAAAACCCGTAGTTGCTGTTGTGGTCAAAGTTGTTGGAGACATTTTGCGAGTAGTAGCATATGGTACCTCCACAGCAACAACACCAGAAGTACCAGCGGTTACAGCTCCATCTGCAGACCGGTCAAAAGCACGTCTATACGAAACAAACGCGTTGTCATCCATATCTGTAGTAATTGTACGAACTAAAGTGGTCGCTGAAAAACCTCTAGATACTGTGGTATCGAACCCTGAAGTTCCGCCCTTCCACCGAAAAGCCATCCTCATCCCTCCACGGAAGAAGACATAAGCTTGATGGTTAAACACAATGGGTGTCAAGGGAATGGTTTTTCTAGCATTAGTGCCAGTCCCGTCCCAGCCACTAACCGTATACCCAGGTCCATATGCAACAGCGCCCGCAGCTATAACCTCTCGGATTGCGGCATATCGATTGGCAGCAGTTGTGGTCACTGAAGCTGTGTCATTACGAACAAAAACCCATCTCTTAGCAATCTTTCGAAAACTCTCAACTGAAGAACCAGTATGCAATCCCATTGGTAAAGCCTTACTAACTGTTTGAATTAGCACATGAGAATCGGGAGCCTCATTGCCAAGAATGTCAGATTCTATCAGACCAGCTTGAGGATCAAGCATTTCATTTTCAGCAATTGCCTCAAGTTCAGATCCTTCTCTTAGGGCAACAGTTGGAGCTGTTGGATACAATCCCATATTAGAGGCAGCCCTAAACGATGGTTCAAAACCTTGGAAATCAACAAAAGAGGTCCAAATGTTCACTTGCACCGGTGTGGTGCTTGTAACATTGGATATCAATTCGTTGAGAACATAAATGGAGACAACCCCATTTGAGAAAAATGGCGAATCAGATTGCGGACTTTGGTTTGGCTCAAAACCAGCCATCTGGGATTCATTATCCAACCCATAAAGCATGGGTGCTTGAGCACACATACCAACGTCAAAGGAGAAATCCCTCTGTTCTGCTATGTCAACGATCATGTTCCGAACAACTTGCTCTTGAGGAGCTGCATTACTCACATTGGGATCCCACACAACCAAAAGCCTACCTCTGTGGAATGAGTTAGCAATAACTTGAACACGCACCCGCATTGTCCCTCGCCAAAAAGCAAAATTCAGGGCCGCCATACCAGCTGGTGTGAATTGTCGAGCTTGAGCATTAATCAAGCTTCTTGTCCCAGACCGGCTAATAAAAGGAGAGACCTTAAAATTGCACAATAATGTATTTTTTGTGTTAGCTGGAAGCCAATTTGAGACATAGACCAAACTAGGAATTGCCGCTATCTTTGCAATATTCATCTCATCACCTCCACCAAACCCAATTGTCTCGGGATCCACGGTGACGTTCTGGTTATACTCGCTCCCCAAAGGCAAGGCAGTATCCAAACCATCCATAACTGAAAAAGGATGTGCCAAGACGGACACTGTTCTCTTGGTAACATCTTGAGACAAAGGTCTCGAAAAACCAAATGCAGAAGCTATATCGGCTCCGAGGCGTGCTGCAGTCTCAGCAGCAGTAGCCCATTTTCCAATCACAGGCACTTTGGTAGCTGCGGCAGCCACATTTGCAGCCAAATTGAGACTCTGGGACAACGTTCCTCTTCCAGATTCCCCTCCAGCTTGTGCCACAAGCCCAGACATGTTTATTTGGGTGGGTGCACTAAGCTTAACCTTATTTGCCCAAGCGTAAACGGTATATGTGATAGGTTTCGTAGCACCAAGCTGGCGCAATGTATTTATAGACCGTAGCCAAATTTCACCCACATTCGTGAAAGCTGAACTGGACAGATTTTGGCCAGTATAAGTTGCATGCAAAGGGATACACAATTCTCCTCCTTTACTAGTTGTAGGATCTATCAAAACATGCATACGTTGTGAGGCTTGCATAATATCACAAAAGAACGTCGAAGGTTGAAAGTTTCGTGGGTCGCTAGCAATTGTAAAATTTGGATTTGAATTGGGCAAATAGGACATCATCAAGCAGCCCCACGCAAACGGGTTGCCGTTTATAACCAATTTCACACACAACTCCCCATCGAAAAATTTAAAATTGTTCAACCTATTGCAAATTCTGGGGTTGATGGCCCACAAATTCCACGGATTAAACACCGTATCCACCTCACCATCAATAGCCCAAGTACCACTTGTTATCTCGACTGGTCTCGAGAAAAAGCTCGCCAGATCATACGTCGAGTCATAAATCTCCCTACTCACTGGGGTCTCAACAGCAGTATTTCCTCTCGAATTATTGTCGCCATCCACAAAAGTGGTTGTGGGTGTTTCAGCGACATCACCCATCTGTATTTTCAAGGCATCCACCTCTAACGCATTAATGTGCGCTACATTACAAAGGTCCGGTTTTGACTGCGAGTCCGGACTTGAACTCCTTGTATTTACATTGTTAAGAGAATATACAAACACTAGGGCTTCTTAGACCACTAATGCCGTTCTTTTATACACTTAAGCTCTTGTTTTACATCGCGTGGTGGGGGAGAGAATACTCCACCACACCCTACGAAGGGAGGGCCTTAGGCTTGCTCAGCAAGCTGGGACACCTCCAAAGGGAGAGCGTTTGTTTCCACAAAATGTTGTGTTTCTAGATTAATAACAAACTCTCTCAACTTGAGAAATTTGGGGAAAACCCCAACACTCCCAAGTTCATACTCAATCTCGTTGAGCTCTTTCTGAACGATATCTGAAACTGAGTAATTCAACCGGCCAGTCATACTCCTACTGCCGTATTCAACTTCAACTCTAGATCCCGCCCAGACTTCCTTTCTCCACCACCCATCCTCAATGTAGCCATAAACTTCTTTCATCTTGGCCAACACGTTCAAAGAGGTTGCTTCATCCACTCCAGGAAGAACTACCCCCTCAGTAAATTGCATTGGTTTATAAGGATCATCCATGACTTCAGTTAGAGCACCTAACATATGGAAAGCTCTGATGCTTGGACGTGGCCCATGGTATCGCACACCAACAGACCTATTGTCCACCATCTGACCACCAAACACATTTGTAGCACAACCAGTCTTTTCGTCAAATTGGTCCTTCTCGACCCACTCTGTGTATTCTTGGACTAACTTCGAGGCCCTGTCGATGCAAGTGCTTCCATTGCACAAATCAACCATCACTTCGTAGTCCCCAAAGAACACTAGATCTTCGGATAATCCAATACCAACTTCCACTCCACACAATTGCCTATAAGCACGAGTAGCGTCTCTATAAGCACTCTCATACTGCAAGCGCGCCTCCTCAGCTTCCCGCAATTCCTCAATATTCCGCCTCGCCTGTGCAGCCAGGTCACGCAACAATGGTGGATTACCATTGATCATAGCGTGGCGAATCTGCTCACGATAGTTGGCTATAGCATTTCGGTAGGACCCCATCCCATCTAAATGGCAATAGAGGTTCCGTTTCAAATAGGCACTTCTAGGTTGTGTTAATATTGGCGGCTTCTTGGGGAAAATCTCTCCTGCTTGCACAGTGAGCACACCTCCAATGTCCTGTAGTCGTATTGGGCCCTTTTTGGGCAAAGGTAGTCTCCCAACCCTTTGTCTACACAACGGCCGGAAGAAAAATTGCACCAGGTCTTGCGACCAGTACTCTATCTGCTGATGGCAATTGTAGGCAAAATGCCCCCGAAGTCCGACAGTTTGACAGGTTAGATGAATCACTGTAGAAGCTGCTGCTCCAATCAAATCGACTGATAGTGCGAATAGAACATGAGAAACATCGCGCACGACCCGTATCCCAGCATCCAAAACGCCACTCTGCATAGTGAGCTTCTCTTTCGCTGGTTGGTAGATAGTAAATGTATCTTTGAATCCTTCCACAATTTCTTCTTTGGACACTGGTTTAAAGTAGTCAGCCACCTTATGTCCTTCCGCATCAACCGTGCGGCGCGCGATTTCCATAATCTTAGGTAAGTGTTCATCATAGACCTCCTCACCATGCCAATAGAACTCTCGCAAAGCTCCATTCAAATTCCCAGCACAAATTTCTGCCACTGTCTCTCGCTGTTGGGCTTTAGGCCGTTTCGAAGTTGTTAAAGATTTGAAAATCGACTTCATCTCCAAACACCCGACACGCTCACCTAATTGGGGATGTAGAAAGAATTTGCGCTTCAGAAAGGAAACTTCATCCACGTGCATATACCGCTGGGTGTGAAAAGTTTTTTGGGCATTTGTGAACTTCATTCCAATAGCATCGAGCTCATGGGACAAGATGTCCAAACCAAAATGGAGCCCAAGCTCGTCAAGTTTCGGTACATTGAAATTCAAAACAATATCATCGCCGTATGTAATCACAGCACAAACGTCTTTAAATAGGGGAATTCTCCCCATCTCAGATGTTCGGTTCGCACTGTAGTAACAATACCGCACGATCAACCGGTTTTGCCCGGAATTCCTCTCCACAGTGTCCGGTGTACCAGAGGCACTCAATCGGAAAGCTGAAAAGATCAATCCATCAAGTTCAAAAAGAGGAAACATGGTCTCTGTCGCTATACCATCAAAAATGGACAGCAACTCGTCACCGAATCCACACTTCTCTAAAAACCAACGGCGGAAATCCATGTCCGCCTTTGCGAATTGAGGGTCGATTGTTTGATCGAATGCCGAGTAGTCACCATCTCCACAATATTCCTCCCCAAATTGGGTTATGAACTTGTAGATATGGCCCCAGTCTCGTCCAACCGCATTGGCACCGACCGCACATTCAAACACCTCTGGAAACATTTTCTGCAGCTGCTGATTGGCCAAATTGAGCATCCTCGAGGCAATCACAAAATGCACTGGAGCCCCAGAAAATACTCGTATCTTCTTCTCTTCGATCTTTTTAAACGTCACGGCTTCATCTTTCAAATTACACCGGAACACGACATTAGATCGCCGATCTTCCAAAGCATCCGTGAATAATTGTTCAACGGCGGTTTCCACATCAACCAACTCTTCGTCAAATCGCAAATCATACACGTAGGTTTCTTTTCCATCAACCATTTGTTTTTCAACAAAGCGAACCGTTTGCAAACCCAACTCTTTTGCAAGAGGACTCTGCTCAAAAAATTTAAATTTAGGTCTATTTAATGGAAAGCCCATAGAAGTTTTGGGATTAACAGGCTCAAACCCCTTTGTCATTGGAACGCCATTCAATGCATCTCCATAGCATAATGGATGAACATGTTCTCTAATGATGTTGAAAAACTCATCATCAATGGAGGCTTTCGCATCCTCAAGAGCCGCTGCAACAAATGAGGGATTGACGAGTTTAGTCTCGTCGAACTCCGAACCGTTGACCATAAACCTGCGAAACGAAGGTCTTGCAGCTTCTTTCTTAGGAGCTCCATGTTCCACCTCCACCTCAAAGAGCTCAACAACATGTTCAGCCATCGGTGATACAATTACGTCAGATCTAAATTTGCTCAATGGTTGGTCATGTTGGCCAAACACCCGCAAGTTGGTGTCCTCACTTTCTATATAGTGTACGGGATTCTTCTCGTGCACCACATTAGACAATTGAACTGGACGGCCCAATATGGAATCTGGGAATGGAGCAGTCTCCTTAATGCGAACTCCTTTGAAAGACCGTACAGCCTCCTCAAAAAATTCTCTTTCAAGCGGAATGGCTGCCGAAACCTTCTTCTCAGGTATACCAGAACAATGCATCCCAACGATAACATTATGGCGTCCTGGCATCACCAAAAGACTGCCACACATTCCTGAAAAGTTGTCACACTCATACATCAACAAGTCCATTTCTCCAAAACCCCTCACTTCACGCCTCTCAAATCCGGAAATCGAACTGCATGCTTTGTAAGAGCTAGGAGGCATCGTAGCTTCAGCTTCGAGCACTTGGTTTTTATGGGCGTTATACATGAACAAGGGTGCCTTATCAGGGAATGAAAACTCCCTATCCGGCATGTACTTGCTCAAGTTCGCATTATCACCCATAGAAGGCACGTTGAGCACACACAAATCCACAGTTGGATGTCTAAATATACTGACATCAGTGATCATAACAGTGACTCGTTTCACACCAATACTACTTGAGGATTGGAATTTGACACTGTATGCACACCCTGGTTCAAACAAGTGTTGCACTGTGGCGAAACAGCAACTCCCTACCGGGAAAGCGTTCGCCCACAAAGCGCTACCAATGGGTTGGCGTGACATCTCATCTATACGCTGGATCACTATCAAATGCAATGCATTATCAATTATCCTCTCAAGTTGAGCCAACGTCCCGGAAATGCTCGCTTTCGGATACCCTAGCATATTCGTGTACACTCGCTGATAGCAATTTTGGGCTTTGAGAAATAAAGTGGGTTTCTTTGAAGCGTCGTTTATACGCTTAATGATCCCTTCTTCAGGCTCCAATGGTCTTTTCCAACCAAGTGTTGTTATGGCAATGACACCTGCAGCAGCAATCACACCCAATATCGCTATCCATGGCTCACTAGCACACTTCTCGCGAATCTCTCTACCAATTGAGGTGATATTTCCACACCCTTGAGATGCTATACTCTGCACACGTTCAACAATCGACATTGGGCATGCTTCCGAATTTTCATCTACTCTAGGAAGGGCGTCAAGCTTAGTCAACCGTCCATCCAGGAAAAACACGTCTAGTTCAGGCAGAGTGATTCTGCCAGCTTGCTTCTCCAATGGCGTATCGGGAAGTGCGATGAAACTATCATCAGGATGCATCGCACACTTCTTGCATGGAACCGTAAAATTAGGATGGATCTCACAATGTTCTTTCAAATGCATTTCGCAGGATGTGTCGACCAACTGCGCTTGTGTAGCAAAATGTATGGGAGTGACTCTCTCAAGATATTCTACCAACTCAACAATTCCAACTTTATTAGGTTTCATGGATTTGCTATCGAAGAACACTGGCTTCTTTCTCCACGTGTCAGCCAAATGATCACTACCACTTCTGCAAATTTCCACAGTAGACACTGTGAAATTCCAAGCATCTGGCATGGGGTCCCTCGCAAAACGAGGGTGAATTCCACCATTTGGGCCCACACAATCGGACTTCAACTCCACCTCAATAATCACTTCTCCACGTCGCATAATTGAAGCGGGATTGACCGAGTAATATGAAGACCACAAATCTGGCGTATTTGACGTGATACCCAAAGTGGAAATACGGATATCATTCTTTCCTTTTTTCTCCACTTCAGCACTCAACGCTGACGTGTGGATGTTGTTGGAAAACTGCACAATCAATGTAGTTGGATTTCCATCAGTCACCTCAGGTCGAGCATTGCCCACATCATCAAACAAAACGTGCACGTGTTTAGAATTGAACTCCGATTGGAATTTATCATTCCCGTTCAGTGTACACGCATATTCCTTGCCTTCAGGAAGTCCATTCACTCTCGCAATCACATGCTGGACAATTCCAGCAACTGTGCTCTTACCAACGGAACTCCCGCCTATGATCATATAGGTATACGGTTTCACCCGCAACCCTTTGTCATGCCATAATGCTGTAAAATCACAAACTAGCTTATCCAGTCGTATCAAGCGATTCTGGATTTCAACTCGTCTAGGATCCTTGGGCTTAAGCCTCTTTGAAAAAGCCTGATGGGCATCAATGGTTTTTTGCAGATAATTTAATATCTCTGCATCGCTACCAAGGCCATACAATTCCTTCACACTAGAGCACTGACCAACCACGGATCGTTGGACTGCATCCAAACAAATACGATATGCCCCGCTAAGAGCATCCGTATCCCTGTCGTTTATCAACAACGACAAGTCTCCCGTGTTCAATGCAGGCCAAACACAATCAACAAGCCAGTCAAGAGATGAGAAAACATACTCAATCAAACTACCAGTTTTAGCCAAACTAATTGGGTTTTCTGGCAACACTTTGAACAATTCCAATGCACCAACATTGTCTGGTTTTTGAGGTAGAATACCAACCATCATCATAGCAGTGATTGTTGTTCCCAAACCTAAACCGAGTGGACCTTTAGTCACTACTTGCCAATTATCGGAAAACCACCCGGCTTGAATATGGAGTTCGTCACCATTGTCTTGTGTTATACTCCGGAAAATTTCTCCAACCAAACGCCCAAACCAAACTGTTATCGAACTATTTGGATTCCATGTTTTCACATACTGAACTGCAATTGCAATCAGCGCATGCAGACTCGTTTGCTGGGACATCAACCAAATTGTGAGCACCAAACTCTCCACACGACCACAAACTGTGGTTGTGAGTTCATCCTTATCACTCATTTTCATAGCCTTCTTAAGCCTATACAGAAACTCCTCAACCATGTTCAACGAACCTGCCACTTTATTAACATTGTTCGCAAACATTTCGACGCTAGCAGCAGTACTGCTTGCTACGTCAATCAATTCACCAATAGGACCAAATTGCAAATGCAATGGTCCCGCAACTCCACCATTCCCACAACTAATAGATGAACAGCACTCGCTTACTTTGCGAGCTAAAGGTATTGCCTTAACCTTACTGTTATTTCGTGTGCTCTTAATCTGATTTGTTATGGTGCTGTTAGGCGACATAACAATCAGATCAAGAACACAACCGTGGCAACGATTGTGATTCTTGATCAGATCGTCCCCCCATGGTCTTCGCTCACTCGAGCTTATAACTAAAATCTATGTCCAAATATGCTGCCGACATAATGGAGATTAAAAGTGTTGCAAAGCTAAACTTGTTCTGATACAGAAATCAATGGATCAATGTAGAGCAGAGGTCCAAGTTGGGGTCATTACTCCCATCAATTTGCAGAGCACCCACAGGGTGGCTATAGAGCCTGGATCCTCACATGTGAATTCTGGGATCGTTAATCGCAGATACACTCACATACAAGGACCCGCGTCTTTCCCTCTTTTCACTGGTGGGGTTTTCCCAGTGTTGGTGCTTTGAACTCAACCAAACCACAACGTATTGTGTGAATGAGGCCAAAGCCTAGTCCCTTGTACCCTGGGAATCGGGTGTTGCCCAAACAAGTGGGCTTGAGTTTCTTGTTTATACACGGGATATGCCGTGTTCAAAATGCTAATTACCATAAAGGTTACGGAATTGATTGGATGTCAAACCAACCACACCGTCATTTCGTTTCTCTAGTGACAAAATTGTAGCTAGATAGCTAAAACATTTTGATAGCTTAAAGACCTAAAGTGGGGTCTCGGTACAATAAATAAGATATTCAAACATAAGAAATGCAACAGACTCATGCCATCATTTGATGACACGCTTATTACACATCACAAATAATCATAAACTTACAAGACGTTCCTTCAACGTCTATAACTCGCTAGGGTTGACCCCTAGCGAG